GCCCGTGTTGGTTATTCAAAAATGCTGCTCGGGGTTTATGCGTATTTCATCCAGCATAAACAGCGAAACTCCCTTATCTGGTTGCCAACTGACGGCGATGCCGAAAACTTTATGAAGTCGCATGTCGAACCGACAATCCGTGATATTCCAACTTTGCTGGCGCTTGCTCCCTGGTATGGCAAAAAACACCGGGACAACACCCTCAGTATGAAGCGATTTTCAAACGGGCGTGGGTTCTGGTGTCTGGGGGGGAAGGCCGCAAAAAACTATCGTGAGAAATCCGTCGATGTGGCGGGCTATGACGAACTGGCTGCCTTCGATGAAGATATCGAGAAAGAGGGCTCCCCGACATTTCTGGGCGATAAGCGTATTGAAGGATCGGTCTGGCCCAAGTCTATCCGGGGATCCACACCAAAAGTCAGGGGCACCTGCCAGATTGAGCGTGCTGCTAAAGAGTCACAGCATTTTTTACGGTTCCACGTTCCTTGCCCGCATTGTGGGGAAGAGCAGTACCTGAAATTCGGCGATAAAGAGACGCCGTTCGGTTTCAAGTGGACGCCGGGTGAACCTGCCAGCGTGTTCTATCTTTGCGAGCACAACGCCTGTGTGATCAAGCAGCAGGAACTCGATTTTGCGCAGGCACGTTATATTTGCGACGAAACGGGTATATGGACGCGGGACGGTCTGTGCTGGTTTTCATCATCCGGTACCGAAATTGATCCACCAGACAGCGTCACTTTTCATATCTGGACCGCCTACAGCCCCTTCACGACCTGGGTACAAATCGTCAAAGACTGGATCAAAACAAAAGGGGATACCGGCAAGCGTAAGACTTTCGTGAATACTACGCTTGGCGAGACATGGGAGCCGAAAATCGGCGATCGCCCCGATGCTGACGTGATGGCCGAACGCAAAGAACACTTTGGCGCCGCGGTTCCGGAACGGGTTGCCTATCTCACTGCAGGGATCGACTCACAGCTTGATCGTTATGAAATGCGGGTCTGGGGGTGGGGGCCAGGCGAAGAAAGCTGGCTCATCGACAGACTGATTATCATGGGCCGTCATGACGAAGAAGCCACTCTGCTCAGGGTGGATGAGGTGATCAACCGGACATATACCCGGCAGAATGGAGTGGAAATGTCGATTTCACGTATCTGCTGGGATATTGGCGGTATCGACCCGACCATCGTTTATACCCGATCGAAAAAGCATGGCCTGTTCCGCCTGATACCCATTAAAGGAGCATCTGTCTACGGTAAACCCGTTGCGAGCATGCCACGTAAACGCAACAAAAACGGTGTTTATCTTACAGAAGTGGGGACCGATACGGCAAAAGAACAAATCTATAACCGTTTCACACTGGTGCCAGAGGGCGACGAGCCCCTTGCTGGCGCGGTGCATTTCCCGAATAACCCTGAAATCTATGATTTAGCTGAAGCTCAGCAACTGACAGCTGAGGAGCAGGTCGAAAAGTGGGTGGACGGTAAGAAAAAAATCGTATGGGACAGCAAAAAACGACGAAATGAAGCGCTTGACTGCTTTGTATATGCACTTGCAGCCCTGCGGATCAGCATCTCGCGGTGGCAGCTTAATCTCGATGCTCTCCTGGCAGGTCTGCTGGAGGAAGACAGCGGCCGTAAAAATAATAAAACCCTGGCGGATTACGCCCGGGCATTATCCGGAGAAGAATAATGGCGACACAGGCTGACCTGGAAGCAGCGCGCGCTGCGTTACATGACCTCATGATGGGTAAGCGGGTTGCGACGGTACAGAAAGATGGTCGCAAAGTGGAGTTTACCGCCACTTCTGTCTCTGACCTCAAAAAATACATTGCTGACCTTGAATCTCAGGTTGGTTCCACTTCACGGCGCCGGGGACCGGCAGGGTTTTACGTATGAAATTACCAGCTTTAGTGGGGCCGGACGGTAAAACATCCCTGCGGGACTATGCCGGTTATCACGGCGGTGGGGGAGGATTTGGGGGCCAGTTACGGGCATGGAATCCACCGAGTGAAAGTGCCGATGCCGCACTTCTTCCCAATTTTTCGCGCGGCAATGCCAGGGCTGATGATCTGGTCAGGAATAATGGCTATGCAGCCAATGCCGTCCAGCTTCACCAGGATCATATTGTCGGGTCATTTTTCCGGCTAAGCCATCGCCCAAGCTGGCGCTTCCTCGGTATTAGTGAAGAGGAGGCCCGGGCATTCTCCCGGGAAGTCGAGGCGGCATGGAAGGAATTTGCTGAAGACGACTGCTGCTGCATTGATGCCGAACGCAAACGCACGTTCACCATGATGATCCGTGAAGGTGTTGGAATGCATGCTTTCAACGGTGAGTTGTGTGCTCAGGCCACCTGGGACAGCAGTGCCACCCGCCTTTTTCGCACGCAATTCAAAATGGTCAGCCCGAAGCGTGTCAGTAACCCGAATAACATGGGAGACACTCGCAACTGCCGTGCCGGTGTCAGCATAAACGATACTGGTGCAGCGCTGGGTTACTGGGTGAGCGAGGACGGGTAACCGTACGTCATGCTGTTCGAAACATTACGGCAAACGTGATTACAGGGACGATTACGGTTACTGGTACCGGGACGGCAAGTAAGCGTATTGCCGCTCCGACACTGACCATTACGCGCGGTACCGGCTCATTCTCCTAATCTCCACAACCTCAGAACCTCCAACCCAGCTCCGGCTGGGTTTTTTATTTTAAGGACATCACGAATGGCCACACTTGATGACGATTTAGCGAAAGCCGTCACGGAAGGGTTTCGCCTGGCGCAAAGCAGTATCATCAACCAGGACCTGATTTTGTCGGGTACCGGCGACGTCACCGTAACCCTGGCAGACGGTTCAAAAAAGACGGGTCCCAGCTGGACGAAGCTGATCGCCCAGGCCGGTGCGGCAGGTGCCAGCGCTGCTGCAGCGGCAGCATCAGAGAAAAACGCAAAAACCTCTGAGACGAACGCGAACTCGTCAAAGACCGCAGCGGCAAGCAGCGCTACTGCAGCGGCCACATCCGAGAAAAACGCAAAGACCTCTGAGACGAACGCAAAAACGTCTGAGACGAATGCCAAAACGTCGGAGAACAACGCAGCCGCCAGCGCCAGCAGTGCCGCCGCTTCATTGGCCGCCGCGCAACTACTGACGTCTGTACCCTATGAGGCAGCGCCGTCCCCTGATGTATGTATACCGTTGAACGATAGTTCAAAATTAGATGCTGGTTTTGGACCATACGACACGTTAACTATTTCTGGAAAAATTGTGGAACTACCGACGAGATCCGCAACCTTTAATAGGTCCACAATAGCACTATATAGAGATAAGTCGGATGTCTTGCAAGTCGCAGATATTAATGAACCTCGTTTTGAACGTGAAGGTTTATTACTAGAGGGGTCTAGTTCAAACCTATATACTTATTCTGAGCAGTGGGGTGCAGGCCAGCGCATCACCACTACAAATAACGCCGGTGACTCTCCTCGTGGCGATAAAACGATGGCGTTATTAGTTGAGGACACTAATAATTCTGAACACTATTCGCAAGACCGTAATATTACGTTAACAGCAGGAACAACCTACTGCTATTCGGTTTTCATAAAAGCTCACACAAACCCACGTAACCTATATCTGCGTGTCGCAGCTGGTAGTACAGCCGGTGCATTCTTCGACCCTGTAGCGGGCGCCTGGGCTGGGAGTGGTAATGGTGCCCAGTTTGTTGACCGTGGATTCGAAGTTTTTAGTAATGGTGTCTATCGTGTCTGGATGACATTTACTGCTGCGACTAGCCAGAGTACAGTTATTCGACTTCAACTAGCGAATGGGCTTTCTTCGAGTTACACCGGGGACGGTGTATCAGGTTTATATGTCTGGGGCGCGCAACTGGAGGCCGTGCCTGTGATGACCAGTTATATCCCAACAGCAGCTTCAGCTGTAACAAGAGCCGCTGATAAGCTCTCCTTACAACCGTCTGGTAATGTTGGGTATCAACTACTCGGGGATGCGTTCAACAGGACACTGGCATTTGAAATCGCTATTAATAGATATGTTACGCCCAGTAATAATTACGCTGACCTTATCAGGGCGACCGGCGCCAACAACGATATTATATTCAGGGCGGGAGCATCTACCCTTTTCACATATATTGGTGGGAGCGGGCCATCTCTACCAGTTACATATCCAATCGATAGAAAAGTTTACGCACAATCTGTAGATGCCAACAATACGACTAGCATGTACTTCGATGGGAAAATTAACAGCAGGACGGTAGCACCAGTAAACCCAGCGTCTAAACCGACGAGTATTGATATACAAGGGCACCCGAACGTTGTTTACCACATTCGCAACTTCCGTATCTGGCACCGCCTGCTAACTCTTAACCAAATTAATGGACTCCGCTAATGAGAGACTTATATCTGCGCTTTAATGACGCCGACGAAATGCGCACGCAGTTAATCGCGGCGAGGTTTGTTGATGATGAAGAGCAGGGAGGTTTATTTCACCCGGTTATCAGCCTGGATATCATTGGCGTTATCAGTGTCCCTGCTGAAGTTATCAATCCCGGCGAAGAAAACGAAGTTATCAAGTACACCACCGAACCCGGCTATCACGTCAATTTACGGGTCATGAATGACTCGCTCGATTTATCCGGGCTGAACAACTTTGTGGTTAAACCGAAAACACCGGCTCGCGTCTGGGCGTAAGGAATTAAGTTATGGCAAACAGAATAGACACAGCTGAATTAAGCAGGGCCATTGCTGCCTGGACATCCACCATCAATGACGCGTCTCTGCCGGGGGTCGGGAGTACGGTTTATGGCGGAAACATAAAGTCACAGTACACCGTAAATGGCGTTGAGAAGATATCCGCCCAACTCCAGATCGTGAAACGCATCGAATGGAACTACTCCATTGCCAGACTGGTGGTGTTGCAAAATGCGGGCGGTACTGACTCCGCGCAGAACAACTACTTCGACTTCATGTCCAACGGCAATGTGCAAATTCCCGGACGTTTGTATATGGGCGGTCCAGCCGTGAGTTCGTGGTGGAACTCAGCACAGGCCCACTATGCCTCTTATTATGCGGAAACCTCCACGGATGCACCTGGCAACGGTGCTCTAGCAGGCCTTTCCTGGGGGTATCAACACGGTGGCGGGTATAACCTTCGCACTATGTGGGGTAACGTTGGTAATGGAACAGCAAACTGGGCTCATACTGCAATGACGCAGTTTGGCGACAATGGTTCCAAGATTCGATACTGGTATTTCGCTCCAGCCAACGGAGATTTTGTCACTTCGACAAGCGGCGATGGTGGCTTTGCTGGCAACTACACCTATCAGAAGTCAGCTACCTCTGATGCCACTCTGAAGCACGATATCACCTATGACGACGGCCAGGCATCTTACGAGAACATCAGGAAGCTGAAACCCTGCACGTTCGTGTATAACGGGGATTACTTCGAACGGGCACGCCGGGGGATCATTGCTCAGGATGCTTTGCGTGATATCGATCGTGAGTATGTGAAGCTGGTTCCTGCTGCACCTGAGTTCGATGAGGACGGGAATCGTTGTGATAAAGACGACACGTTAGCTCTGGATAACAACGTCATCATGATGGATACGGCGCTGGCGCTGCATCATGCGATTGCAAAAATCGAAATGCTGAGTACGCAGGTCGCCCAGCTACAATATGAAATGCAGACGCTTAAAGCGTAACAGCACACGCTTTATTTGACGTTCAACGCCCTTCGTCAGAAATATCACCGGAAGGGGAAATCCATAATCCATCACCAAGGTATGTATTATTGCTCCCATCACCTGAGAAAGTGTCATACAAAGCACTTGAGGAGTGTGTTGTATGTCTAGGTTGCTTGTATCCTTTTAAAGCATCTATAGCCACACAACTGAGCAGTGAAGTTCTTCCAGTTACTTCCGGGCTGAATTTATATCGAAGGTAGTGTTCCCAAACGGTGATGGATAATATTTCAAAATGGTATTTTTTCAAAATCCCTGCAATAAGTCTGTAAATAGAGTAATAACTTCCTTGCTGGCTTTTTAAAAAGGTTATTTTTTCAATGTGCGCCTGGTCTTCAGGTGTTTTTGAAAATGTTTGCCCCTCAGGTGCATTCTCTGTATTGTATTGATTTATATAGTAAGAGGTTGAGTCGTTGATATCTGTTTCTTTGCATAAACTAAATAACAACCCGTAACTTATTGTTTTAGAAATGCTATCATTAGCATTTATAGAAGTGGTTTGCTTCCAAAAAAAATTATTATTTTCATAATAATTAAGAATGAGGTTATAAAGATTTTCTGTAATAACTATTTTTTGGAAATATATTTCCTTATCTTCAATGTCAGAAGCACTTAAAAGCTCTACATAATAATCCGGTTGCCAGTAGGTGGGTTTGGTAATTATGTCCATGATAGGTGGGCTTCATTATTTATGTGGGTAGATATCTAAAATACACTACATTAAAATAATTTCCAATCGCTTTTGCTGGCAGCGCTATTCAAGCCTTTTAGCTGTGTCGGCCCGACCTTTGTCTCTGCATCCAGAAACAATCTGTGTACTGGGCTGGTGAAGTCGACCTGGATGAAACCACTTGTACTCGTCAAGCCCTCAAGGCTTGGCTAACAGTTATGGTTGAAGCCCAGTCGAAAAGCCAGCAGTATGTTCAGCAGTAATTATCAATAGGCACAGCCTCCTTGCCCTAGACTCTCTTTAAAACTACTGTATAAATACACAGTAATAATAAATGAGAGGTCACCATGCCCCGCAAATCAGACATTAACGCGGCTTTTACCGCGGCGTTACAGCTAAACCCGAAAGGATATCAATGCCTTCATACAGAAGACTTCATACGTGAGCTGCGCGCCAGGAACTGGCATTTCACCCAGGCTGATGCGAATGAATGGATCGAGCAATACCAGACTTGCTTCGTAGACAAGACGCAGGACGGTAGCCAGAACCGCCTATGGATGCTGCGCAATATGGGGAGGGTTCTGTAATGGGATTTCCTTCACCTGCCAGCGACTATATAGAGACCAGGCTCACTCCAGAAAGGATTTGCGGCGTAGGCATTGATACCCGCATCCTGGAAACGTCATCCGGGTTTGCGGTGATCGAGCCGGTCACCCGACTTGTGCAGGGGCAGGTTCTGCTGATCCTTAGTGGCAGTCAGACTCAATTTGCACGGTTTATGGGAAAAGCATTAATCACAGAGGACGGCGAAGCGATAGAAGGCGACGCAGCGGAAGAGGTCGAAGTCATGGGGAGGGTGACATTCTTCATCAACAGCGCAGATGAGGATGACATACCCATCATCTGA